CCGTCAATGATATCGCTGATATCAGGCTGATCTCTCCACCAAAACTTAATAATATCTTTGTTTTTATACAAACTAGTAATCATATAAACACCACTGCTTTGTATAAATTTAACATCCACCACTTCTACTTCAATATCATAACGCTGACGCATTTCGCCAAGGTATTCACTATCGAAACGTACAGATTCTAAACGATTTTCTACTTCCAAACGTTTGATATCCACTTTATTCATATGTGGGATACTAGCAATAACAGAAACATTAAACTTAGTTAGTTCTTCAGAAAATGCTTTACTGACACTGTTTTCAAAACTAGTGAGTCCACCAGTAAGTTTTTTAAGCATAAACTTACCATTGAATTTGTCCATGGTTTCTTTTGCTAACACTAAGTATTTTTCAGAAGGCATGATACCCTGTATAATCATTGATGTCACAATAGTTTTATTGTCTAGTACTTGAACAGGTTCGTCTTCTACATACTTGGTATAACCTTCACCGCTACGGATAAATCCTTGATCATCATATACCATAAATGATAATCCAAGAACTTTTAGTGCATCGTAATTACTAGGAAATTGTGTCTGTTTCTTAGGCATTTCTTTATCCTTACCTTCTGTCCTAATTCATATGTATAATATACTACAACATTTAAATATTGTCAACAGATAAAAACCCCCAGAACAAAAAATTCTGGGAGTTTCTTTTAAAGAGTGATGTCTTCTAAACCTGCCGCTCTCAGTTTAACAATGTTGTTTATCTGAAATTGTTTGGCTTCTAATGCTTTTATTAAACCTATAAATTTATTACGCACTAGACTGAAGTCATTAATGAGATATTGAAGAGCTACAACATCTTCTTCTCCATCAACATACTTCTCGGCATCACGTGAGCTGAGTGCTTTATTATAACTTTCTAGATATTTCCGGAAAATCTTACTGCGTAATTTACGCATTTCTGTGTTTAGGTACTCAAGTATAGCCTCCACTTCCTGGAGTTGGTTGAAACGATGCTCGACGATACCAGGCATGTCACGGCTCTGTCTTTCGAGATTGCCTTTCATACCACACTCCAATCTTGCTTCATCTAACTGTTGTTCAAAGTGTGAGATTGCGCCAACAATCTCACTCATATCAGATGTTACTTTTCTGTACCATTGACTCATTTAGTCGTCCCATTCGTCGTCAAACTCTGAATCAAGCCAATCATCTTCTGGCTCATCTTCGTCATCTTCTAAAACGGTTTCAACTGCTTTATCTAAATGTTCATCATGATCGCCTATTTCTTTAGCATTTCCTTTTACATCAAAACCATAATCTACAAGTTTGTAAACAAATGCTTCTGCAAAATCTGACTTTGCCTTTTCAGATAAATGTACAAAGGCAGTATCATATAACTGTAAAATGAACTCTAAATCACTGTCATCAAGACTCATTACCATCTGCAAGTTCCTCCTCTGGTGAGATTACATCAACAATTTCTCCAGGATTCGCATCCTGTACTTCTTCCGGCAAACTATCAAATTCTTCAATAATTTTATCCAAACAGTTATTTTCGTTTGCGTTCCATGGTTTACGGAACTGTGTAATTACTTCACCAGTAACGGGACTTACATATTCCAAACGATTACCTGTTTTCTTTAGAATGCCTTTTGCTTCAAAAAAGTCAACAAGTCCGCTGTATGGACTCATACCTGTTTCATAAGGAATTTCAACTTGTACACTCTCAAAAGGTTTTGCGTAACGAGTTTTCATTACCTTACAAGCGGCACGAATACCATGTACATCACTTGTTTTGTTTCCATCTGCATCTACTTTAAGTTTAAGTTTACGCATAGCAATAACAATGCTACTTGCATAGATAAAGCCTTGTCCGCCACTAATCTTATCATCTGGGTCAAACATATCTTGCGATGCGTATGTATGATTGGTACACACCATACCCACATTGTATTCGCCAAACATATTCACAGTATTACGAACAAGTGAAGTTAGTGCTTTAGGCTTACGACCCATGTCACCTTTCATATCGCCCTTCTGGAACTGATCCACGTCTGTTGGTGTGAGTAACATACCTAATGAATCTACCACAAACAATACCTTAGGGCGTTCTTCTTTATCCTTATCAGCATATTCTGCTTTGTAATCTTTCATGAAGTCACTTACTGTTTTAGCAACATCGTCAATCATACTCATGTTAAGTTTAAGAAGTTTTTCTTCACTAGTATCTACTTCAAGAGCATGTAGCCATTTTTCGTCTAGTGCGTTTTCACTGTCAATAAGAACAACAAAGATACCTTGATCTTGTGCATTCTTTACAATGTTACCTGCCGCAATGTAGGATTTACCCGCACCACTTTCACCAGCAAGTACCGTTACCTTACCGAGGGGGACTCCTTTTGAGAAGTCCCCGCTGATAAGTTTGTTTAATGTGTAATTACCTGTGCTAATCCAAGTATCTGGATCATTAAAGCCTACACTTAAACCTGGTACTGCCTTTGTGATGCTTTTGCGGAACTTGCTTACATCAAAAGGTCTAGCCATGTTTAATCATCCTTCTCCATTGCGTTTGCTTCCTGAATAACTTCAAGTAGTTCTTCTTCGCTGTTAAGAATTAAATTAACGTTCTTCCACTCATTCTCAGCATCACGACCACTTGCTTCAAAACGAAAGCCATTGTCGTAACGATAGATAGTGTATGACTCATTAATTTTTGTGAGTTTAGATAGTTTCATTTTCTTTTCTCCTTAAGATTCTTTACGCTGCCGAATCATCGCTAGGATGTCTTGAGCACTTGGTTTTTCTTCGCCACTTGCTGTTACTGTCTCAGCAACCGGTGCTTCTACTGTTTCAGCAACCGGTGCAGGTGCTGATGCAGGTGCTGGAGCAGGTGCTGATGCAGGTGCTGTTTGTGATACTGTTTCAGTAGTTTTGCTTGAATTGCTAGGTGTATCTAAACCATATGGACGATAGTAGTTACTAAAACGATCTGGATCATATAATTGACCATCTACACTTGCTTCAAACATTTCAAAGATAATACCAAGTTCCTCGTCGGTTGGTCTCTTTGGTAGAAAGTCGTTTAGATTAAACAATCCATGTTGTGCAACAGCATCACGCTCTGTTTGATCTAGTGATCTTTCCCTACGAGCCCAGTTAGATGTAGAATAATCAGCATACTGTCCCTTAGTAGATTTAACTACACGGAAGTCTGTACCTGCTTCATAATCTGTTGGGATTTCTGGGAAATCAGGATCCATAAGAGCCTGACTAATGATTTTAAAGATTTGTGGGCTAATTACAAATCTACGGATTGGATTATCCGGTTTAACGTCTTCTTGTAGTTCACTGTTTACTACGAAGCCCTGGAAGATATAAGAACGTTTCTTCCAATACTTACGAGCAATATCTTCCATGCTAGGATCCTTAAACCAAGGACGAATTTCTGCATGAATAGGACAGCTCTGCTCCCACATTTCAACACATGGAACCTGGACCGTTACGGATTTGTGTTCGTCTCCACCTTTAACACCAGGAAATTCAAGACGAATCATTTGACGCTCTTTCCAAAAGAACGTGTTATTTTCATCTGAGTCTGGTAGGAAACGTAAGGTTGCTGATGAACCTTCTGGAATATTCCAATGTGGGAAAATTGCGTTGTCGCCGCCACTTGAAGATGTGCTGCTAGAACGTGTTTCTTGTGAGAGCAATTTTGCTCGGATTTCTGCTAATGATGCCATAATGTTTCTCCTATATTAGCCTTTGTTTGCCTATGTGTGTACTCAAGTACACTTTGCCTTTATTAGCCTGTACAGTATACATATTATAGTGCCTACTGTCAAGCACTTTATTGATATTATTAGGAAATTTTTCTACGAAGTTCCATAATAACATCTTCATCTAATGAAGCAACAGGAATACTTTCTTGAGTAACGTTTGCTTGCTTGATTAGATAATCCTTAATTTTAATCACTAGAGCCAGACGATCTGGTGACATGTTATGAATCATTCCGTCTGCTAATTGATGTAGCAAATTCCAGAGATCATCATTTTTGGTATTATTCGCTAGAAAGTCAAGCATTGTGTTTAACTTTGCTAATTCTCCACCAGGGCCTTGAGCATATTTCATATTTAGATTGTCTGGATGTTCTGGATCATCCTCGCTATATGAAATTTTAAGATCCTGTTTACTGTTGATTAAATCAACAATCTTTTTCAAAGTTTCAGTCTCAACGCTGACTTTCTCATTGCGTTCTGCCACAATACGTCCTACCTTGTCTAAAATGTTAGTTAATTCTTCAGTTGTAAACGTATTATACAGGAATTTCTCTGATATGTCAACACTTTTTTCTTGTGTATTTTCAATATTCTCTTGAACCTGAAAATTGTTATAACCTTTTTGTGTTGACAAACTATTAATAGTGCTTTTGTAAGCATTAAGTTTATTTCTTACTGCTTCAACAATATCACCATTTGTCTCATTTACAAGATTATTACTCTTAACATGTCTTACAAACTTGTTAAGACTTGCGATCTCTTCACACATATTGAGAATTGCTGTGCCTTTCTCATCATATGGAGTTCCGCCTTCATTGACGTGCATCGCCATCGCTTTTGCTCCCGCCATATATCTGTGCGGAAACGAAAATCTTTCACCCTGTGAGTTTTCAATAAACAATGAATGAATATGTCTACTACGAGCGCCACGTACTTCTTCATTCACACCTTTAGAATGTTTAATAATTAGTTTTGCTTCAGGCATCTTAATGTAACTTGTTTTAATGCTACCAAAAGGTTTACTGAAGCCTTCAACCACACTCTGATGTGCGAAGTCCTTTGGCGCAATTTTTTTATCGAACTTTCTCACTGTATACTCACCTAAATTCTTATGTGCTACTGACTTAATACTGTCTAGTAGTTTTTTATTTGCAGGAATATCGTAATCCTGGCCTGCTTGAGCTACTACTTCATTCTTGCCATCTTCTGTTCTAATAGTTACCATTAAGTCTTGATCAAATGCATAGAAACGAGTTGCTAATTTTGAATCAAGAGTTTTTTTGCCTTCATCTGTAAAAAGACGTAATTTATAATTGGCACCTTTTAAAATATTAAAGATTTCTTCTGCCATTTCCTGCATAGTAGTTCTCCTATACTGTATTTATGCCTGAGCGTTTATAAAAAGCTCATTGGCATGGGTTCATCCCACTCTTCTTGTACTTCGTTTAGTGCATCAAAAGCGTCATCATCATATTTTGTTATTTCCAAAGCCATACGAACTACTAGTATAAGAGCCATAACTAAATCATCCGTCTCACCCTCTTTAGCGGCAAAACTGTTACCGCGAGCAATAAATGTTTTTAGTTCACGTAATAAATTTTTACTTGCTATTTCAATTCTATTTGTTTCTACCCAATGCTTTAATTTAGCACAAGAAGACAGTTTACTTTTATGTGTAGTAGTGAATCCACGTCTGTACTTAATTGTATTACCGCCTCGTTTTTTAGGCTCTGTAATCATTGTTCCTGGAATATTATCCTCGCCGATTTCTTCAAGCATAATCAGTGCCGCTTCACCTAGTGTGTTATTTTCCACACTATAATATATACTCGTAGGATCTATTCCATCCTCAACAAGATACTTGGCAATTTGTTGTACAATATACACTTGCTGTTTTACTGGTGTTTTGTTATTTTGCCATTCAGCAACCTGTAACATTCCTGGTAATTCATAAACCTGTATAGCAGCATTATCGCCGCCTGTTCCTAAACTTGGATCTAGTCCAATTAAATATAGTTTATCATTTACTGGTGGCTTATACCATCTTACTTGACCCATTTTTGCGTATGGTTCTTTGTGTTCCATATTTGATAGTTTAATGCTGTCAATTAATGTCTCATCAAACGCAATAAACTCACAGTTATGTTCTCGTCTAAAGCGTTCTTCGCCAATTTTACCTTCTTCCTCTGCCGCCCAACTATCGTTTCTATCTGGATGAGCTTTCCAATCTGCAAGAAAGTGTGCAAAACCATTTTTACCTACTTTTTGTTCGTTACCATAGTCATCAATATTTTTAATACTATCACGCCAAATTTGAGCAAACTGGTCATCATCCATATTAGGTGTACTTGTGATGATACATTTACCACCAGTTGCTAGTGTAGGAGAGAGTGAAGTCCAGAACTCTTTTGCTATAGTATTTCGCACAAACGCAAACTCGTCTAAGTATGCTAACGAAATACTTAAACCACGACCTGTATTTTCTGTTGTTGCTTGTGCTATAATACGACTACCATTATCAAACTCTAAACTGCCTTTGTTATATGCTGTTACACCAGCACGAATAAAATCAGGTAGTGTTTCATAAGCAAAACGTATACGTTGCATAATCTCCTGGGCACCACTGTATTTGTGTGCCGCAATTAAGATTGTTTGGTCTGGATTAAACATTGCGTACCATAATAGATAACCCGCTGCTGCTGTTGACTTACCCATCTGTCTAGCAAGCATAGCAATACTATACTTGTTATTATGATAACAATCTACGAGTTCTCTTTGGTAATCATATAGTTCAAACTTCATGCGACCTTTAATGGGATGCTGAATATAACAAAATTCAGTCATGAAATATTTTGGATCCTTAGCGCATCTTGCTAACTCAAGAATCTGTTGTTCTGTATATTTTTCCTGTTTATAAGGGGTTTTTGTGAGTTTGGTATCTACTGCCATATTTGTATTTACCGAATAAAAAGGCCGCTTTTTAAATGTAAGTAGCGAGTTACATTAAGGTAAGCGGCCAACCTCTCCCTAGAATTAACGGTCCTAGGTTTAATTATTTTTCATTGCGTCATACTTGGCTCTCATGCCTTCCACTGTATGACTTTCATTAACACTAACTTTCATATCTTGTGCATCTAAGTAACGCTTTAGACTTAGGTTAACTGCTTGAGCAAAGTTGTAATTATCTTCTTCACCATGAACTGTTGGGTCTGTTTCACCAACACCTTCAGGTGTGTTTGCCCATTCTTCGCTTAATTTTTCAATGTGTTCGTTAATTTTTTCTTCGCTAATGCCTGAAAGTTTTAGCAAGTGAATTAGTTGAGTAGTATCCATTGTTGGTGCTTCTGAAATCTCTTCAAGTTCTTCTTCAACAACTTC